AAGGAGCACGTGTAAAATGTCAAATAATAAATTTGAGAGTTTATTAGAGTTACTGATAAACGAAGAAAACGATAAAGCGGAGGCTTTATTCCACGAGATCGTAGTTGAAAAATCTAGAGATATCTACGAGAACCTAGCAGACGAAGAAGTGACTGCTGAATCAAAAGACGAAGAAGTTAAAGAAACTGAAGCATCTGAAGAAGAGAAAGTAGAAGAAACTACTGAGGAAACTAAAGACGAAGCAGTTGAAGAGGCTTCAGAAGAGTCTAAAGACGAGCAAGTAGACGAAGTTGTTGAAATCGAAGACGAAGCAACTGAATCAGAAACTACCGAAGAGGAATCAATCGAAGAAGTGGGCGGCGACGCAACTGACGAATTGGTTAAAGACATCTCAAGCGAAGAAGAAGGTGAAATGGATGCGGACCACGGCGAAGAAATGCCAGCAGACATGGACGCTGAAAAGGACGCAGAAGGCGATGTTGAAGACAGAGTGGTTGACTTGGAAGACGCTTTAGATGAACTAAAAGCAGAATTCGAAGCAATGATGGGCAAGAAAGACGGTGAAGAAGAGAAAGAAGAAGAATCTCTAGCACCAGAAGTTGCACCAGAGTTAACTCCAGAAGTTGAAATGGAAAGCAAAGAAGCGAAAGAGACTGTGAAAGAGTACAAAAATCCAGTTAAAGCGGACACTGCCGACCATTCAGACAAGTCAGCAAAATCACCAGTTAACGCTTCTGTTAAATCAGCAGGCGGTACAACGGCTAACATAGCAAAAGGCGGAGCAGACGACAACGGAAGACCGGCTCCAACTGCGGCTAAGATGCACGGTGACTTTGAGAACACAGGCGGAAAAGCAAAATCTACTTCTTTCAAGAAGCAAGAGAAGGCAAACACTGCTGATGGTTCTGACAAATCTGCAAAATCACCAGTTGCCAAAGCGTAATTGTTGATTTAACGGAGAACATCGGATGAGTTCACTATACCTAAGAGAGAATCTAACATTTGATCAGGCCAGAGTGCAGGTCTTACACGAGGGAAAAGACGGTAAGGATTTGTACATGAAGGGCATCTGCATTCAAGGTGGGATCAAGAACGCTAATCAAAGGATCTATCCAGTGCAAGAAATCGCTAAAGCGACGAAAACGCTGAACGATCAGATAAGTTCTGGATACTCTGTGTTAGGTGAAGTAGATCACCCCGATGATTTAAAAATTAATTTGGATCGTGTATCACATATGATCACTGAGATGTGGATGGACGGTCCAAATGGATACGGTAAGATGAAAATCCTACCAACACCAATGGGTCAACTTGTCAAAACTATGTTGGAATCAGGTGTGAAACTAGGCGTTTCAAGTAGAGGTTCTGGAAACATGAACGAATACGGAAGCGGTGAAGTTTCAGACTTTGAGATCATCACAGTAGATGTTGTGGCCCAACCTTCGGCACCGGGTGCTTATCCCACGCCAATTTACGAACACCTAATGAACACCAAGGGTGGTAACATGGCAAAGGGTTTGGCGGCTGAAGTTAGAAATGATCCAAAAGCACAAAAGTTCCTGAAAGAGGCACTAACAAACATAATAAAGGACCTGAAATAAAATGATTGATGCAATATCAAAATTAGTAGAGTCTGGAGCAATCTCGGAAGATGTTCAAAAAGGCATCCAAGAGGCTTGGGACTTGAAAATCAAAGAAAACAAAGAAGTTGTAGGCGCTGAGTTGAGAGAAGAGTTTGCAAAAAGATACGAACACGACAAAGCAAACATGATCGAGGCTATCGACACTATGATGAACGAGAAGTTATCTGAAGAGATCACTAAATTCGTTGAAGATAGAAAAGCACTTGCACAAGAAAAAATCGCTTACAAAGAAAACGTAGGCAAACATTCTGCTAAACTAGAATCATTCATTCTAGGAAAATTAACAGAAGAGTTAAAAGAACTACACAGCGACAGAAAAGGTATTCATGAAAACTTTAAGAAAATGGAAGAGTTCGTAGTAAACGCTCTTGCAAAAGAAATTAAAGAGTTCCATGAAGACAAAAAAGGCGTTGTGGAAACGAAAGTCAAACTAGTAGCCGAAGCCAAAAAACAAATGGCCAAGATGAAAGAGGCTTTCATAACAAGATCTGCTAAAGTTGTAGAGTCTGCTGTTAACAAAAAACTTGCTGAAGAGTTAAAATCTCTGAAGGAAGACATCACAGCGGCCAGAGAAGTCAACTTTGGCAAGAAAATATTCGAAGCGTTTGCTTCAGAGTACCAGAATTCTTACTTAAATGAGAAATCTGAGACTGCGAAGTTAATGAAAGTAGTTGATGAAACAACTATGAAGTTGAAAGACGCGGAGAAGGCTATCGAAGAGAAACAAGCGGTGATTGAGTCGAAAGAGGCCGAGTCCAAAAGACAGGCTGACTTGATGGAACGTAAGGAAAAGATGGCCGAGATGCTCAAACCATTGGGCAAAGACAAGAGTGAAGTAATGAGTCAACTGTTGGAATCAGTTCAAACAGACAAACTTGAGGCTTCGTTCAACAAGTATCTACCACACGTGATGGCTGACAAGGCTGTGACAAGAGAGGGTGCGAAAGTGCTTTCCGAGTCAGGCGGCGACAGAGCACAAAGGGAAGATGCTGACTTAACAAATATCCGTAAGTTAGCGGGTATATAATTAACTAAACTAAAGGAAGATTACAAATGTCAGATATATTTGAATCAAAATGGGGCGAAACTAAAGCCGCTCTTACAGAAGGTTTAGCAGGCAACAAGAAAAAAACTATGGATGTAGTGTTAGAAAACACTAAAAGATACTTAGCAGAGCAATCTACTGCTGGTGCCACATCTGCAGGTAACGTTGCTACGTTAAACAGAGTGATCCTACCAGTAATCAGAAGGGTAATGCCTACTGTTATTGCGAACGAGATCGTTGGTGTACAACCAATGACTGGTCCAGTTGGTCAGATCCACACACTAAGAATAAGATA